CGTCCAAAGTATGCCGTCCAAAAGGGAGCTCTTTCCGTGACCAACGCCCCTTTCAACGCTATCGCAGCGTCCGCCTCCCAGCACTCCTACAACATTTACGTCCCATCGGAGAACGTTTTCGTGGACAGAGGATTGGAGTGGTCTTCCACTGCCTTCCTCCAGTTTGACTACCAAGTCACTCTTACCGCAACTGCGACAGCCAACACGACACCCATCATTCAGTATGGTCGTGACTTCGCTCTCCCAGCCTTCCCGTTGAACCAACTTTGCTCTACTTTGACCGCAACTATCAACGACACCACCTCAGTCATCAACTCGCAAGATGTCCTTAACACCGTGCTTCGTATGACTGATTACAAGGACAATCGTAAGCAACGAACTTGCCCCACTATGTTGGACAAATACCAATCCTACGATGATGCCTTCGGTGCCGTCAACAACCCACTTTCTGGGTGGCAAAACACCACACAAGCGTCGGAGGTTCCTAACGGAGCCTTCTACAACACCCTCTTCACAGCCGCAGACGGTATTACAGCTGGTGGAACTGTTGCTAATCCAGTCAACGTCCCAGCCCCTTCTGGAGGAGCCTACACTCAATACAACTTGATTAACGGTGTCCCAGTCTTCCAATCAGCCTTGACTGCTGGAACCTACTTGTTCCGCTTCTATTTCCAGTTCACTTCTACTGAGAAGCTCGTCTTGTCTCCTTTCACCTTCGCCGATGTCCATGAATGGGATACTGGTCTCTTCGGTATTAACAACATTCAGTTGATTATGAACTTACAAGCTCCTTCTCGTCTTATTCGTGCTACTACTCGTGGTTCTGGTGTCGTCGTGGGTTCATCTATTGGATACAACCCAAATGCCGCATCACCATTCGCCAACAGTCGTATCAACGTCATCTTCTTGACTCCAAGCTTGGATGTTCCTTTGCCTCCTAAGTCAGTTGTGCCTTACATGGAGTTCCCTCGTTACATTACTCAATACAGCTCTGGATCCATCGCCGCTGGATCTACCGGTCAGATTCAATCACAGACCATCACTCTTCCTACCATCCCAGACATGTTCATCATCTACGCCAAGCCAACTCAATACACTCTTAACGAAGTTGTTGGAGGAGCTGTGGATCCAACTCAAGGAGATTGGTATTTGCCGTTGGCTACTCGTGCTGATTCCATCCAGAACCCACTCAGCATCAACTTTGATAACTTCTCTGGTCTCTTATCATCGGTCACCACTGAACAGCTTTACGCTATGTCCGTCAAGAACGGCTTGGAGATGGATTGGGATGAATGGGTTGGACAAGCTCACCTCAGCAGCTCATCTCTTCAATCCGCAACTCAGTGGACAGCTGGACAAGGTTGGACAGTTGGACAAGTGGTTGCTTATGGAGGACAAGTCTGGACTGTTCTCCGAACAATCACAGCAGCATCAAGTCCTCCAACTGACCCATCCCAAGTAGCACCAAATGAGGGTCTCTACTGGTCTATTGGAGCCGTTGGTTCTTCTACCAACCAAGCTCTTGGAGCTGGTCGTGTTCCTCTTGTTGGAGGTCCTTTGGTCTTGCGACCATCTCAAGATGTTACTCTCCAGACTGGACAAGCTCCATCGTTGGTCGGCAACTTCACCTTCCAGTTCAACATTCAAGTCAAGAACACTTGCCCATACCCAGTCACTCCTCAGTTGTATGTGATTACCGTCAACTCTGGGTTCTTTGAGTCCATTCGTGGTTCTTCTCGTATCATCAAGGGTGTATTGTCCGAGCAAGACATCATCTCTGCTCCTCTTGCCCCAATGGCGACTCACGACCAACTCGCTCGCATGGTCGGTTCTGGAGGTCTCTTCTCTTCGCTCTCCAATGTTCTCTCAAAGGCAAAGGACGTGTATGAAAAGACCAAGCCATATCATGGAGCCATCAAGTCTGCTGCGGAAGAGGCAATGAAGGCTGTTCATGGCGGAGCTGTCGGTGCCGCTGTCGGTGCTGGACGCAAGAAGCTTTCTCAACGATTGATGTAAGAAGATTCTCGGTTACTGGTTATTAGTTACTGGTCTGTTTAGCAAGTTACTATACACAAAGGGGTGTTTGGAAAACACAAAAAAAGAAGAAGGGTCCTCTATATACGACTTTGTATAACTAACCAGTAACCAGTAACCAGTAACCTTAAAAAAAGTATAGTCTATACTACCTTCAAATAAAGGCTGTATAGAGTATAATGAACTTTGTTATTACCACAGCACCGATAACGCCAATGAGTTGGCTGAGTAAGGATCTTTCTTCCAGTCTCCTTTTATCTGGGAATGTGACTTATGGAATACCCTCTTCTTTCTTTCAGCCAGTTGCTTATCAACCTCCGACCAAAGAATAAAGTCGCCGTAGCCCACCTTACCGAACTTGATAATCTTACCACTCTCATTTGGAATAGCCAGTTTATGGTCTCCGTCATCTGCGAAACCAAGTAGTTGCCAACGCAATCCGCTTCTCTTCGCAGCCTCTTGTGCCTTCTTCAAATACTCTGCGGGACTGAGTCCTACCTTCTTAATCTGCTCTTCAAAGACCGAATGTGGCTTGCTTCCTCCACGCAAGTCGTTGTCGTGCTTTGGATTGCCGTCAAGAAAGGAATAGACCCGAGCCATAGCCCACTGCTCTTTGGACAGTTTCTTGCTCATTGGAGCCTTTACGCCTTTTACATACGACCCCTTCAAGCGAACAGAGGACGGATTGGACTTGTAAGCACCGATTCCACGATTATAGACCTCTTGAAGAATAGACATCGGGACAGCCGATATCTGAGAAAGCTCTTCCAACGAATAGCCCTTTTCTGGAATATGATGTGTCTTGAAGAAATGCTCTCGGTGTATCTCGCCTCCAACAAAGTTAGAAAGCTCGTGGCTCTTGTAATAATCGTATGCTTGGGTAATGTGCTTGCCTACATGCGGAATATAACTGGCAAGGGTCTCAAACAGTCCCTTCTTACGAGCTGGACGCACTTCTACGCCCTTCACATCCTTGCCCATTAAGGCATACAACGGATCGCCCGCAGAATAGATACGATGATTGGGAAGACCTCTATTCGTATCTTCTGGCTGAACGGCTGGATTGTAGCTTACTCCTTGTGTAATCATCCCGTTCTTCAAGAACATATCCAGAATAGCACCGCCAAGCGAGTGTCCTACACCGTAATAGTTGAAATCACTCTTGGGATGGTGTCGTTGGAACTCTTCTAATACACGGACATCATTCTGCCATCGGGTAGAGGATTTGAGTTGGTTCAAAGGAATAAGAGCATCTGCTTTTACATCCACCTTATCGGTAGGACGAGTTCCACGAATCGCAACGATAATATCATTTCCGTTTAGATACATCTTTAATGTGGGAGTGAAGGATTGAAGCACCCAGCCATCCACGTCCTTTGAAGGATTATCTTTGTAGGCTTGAGTGGCGAGTTTCTGTAGGAGGTCTTTGGAAGGCAAGCCACCACCACCGAACGAAGGAGGACCCACAGTCTTGTAAATATCGGATACAATGGGCGGAACAATGGGTAAGTTCATAGCCACATTCCCAACGGCAGTTAGTCCTTTGACGAGAGCAGATGATACTGGATAGTCTCGTTCTGCTTTTTTTTTGTAAGCCAGTTGAGTTCGTCGTTCGCATTCGCCTCTGCTTACTCTCTCGGCGGGAGCAATCGGTTCTCCATCGGCACTGAACTTACAAGTAACTTCTTGCTCCTCTGGGTGTTCGGTAATATACTCTTCGTGTTCTTTATTGGCTTCTACTCGTTCTTGATCCATCTGTTCGGCATTGGTATTGACCATTTGAGTCGCTCGTTTGCGTTGAGCTTCTTCAAACTGCTCTTTGGTCATATTACCTTTGTAGGTTTCCCAACCCTTCATGCCTTCATCAAATACGGCTTGATTGAACTCGGGAACGAAGTTGGCTTCTGTTCCGCCTCCTTTCAAATGAAGATAGAGAGCCTTCATCTGTGCCTTCGCCCGTTCTTTTGGAATGGGTTCTTTGGAGAACCGCTTGCCCGAATCCTTATTTACGACCCAATACAAGTCTTGGTTACGCTTCTTTTTAAGCATGTAAGGCATCCTTTACTATAACCGCATATATTTTTGGCTGAAAAAAAGTGTGAGTAATCATCATAGAATGTCTGCCTTTGAGAAAACCCCTCTTGAGAAGTATAGCAAGTTGTTATGGCAATGTTCTAATCTTGTTCATGAAGCATTACAAGATGACTGCTTGGAAACTAAAAAGGTTCTTATCAAACAGATGTTAGAGATTAACAAGACAGCCCTTTCTTCCTTGTGGACTGAACTCGTTGCCGAACTGGACGCCCCTTTCAAAGAGAAGGAAGTTTTGGCTGAAAAAAAGTGTGAGTAATCAGTATAGAATGTCCGCTCCACAACTCACTCCTCTCCAGAAGTATAGCCAGTTGGTATGGCAATGCGATTCCCTTGTTCGTGAGGCATCGGAAGCCGACTGCTCGGATGCTAAAAAGTCCCTTCTTAAACAACTGTTGGAACTCAAAAAGGCAGACCTTGCTACCTTGTGGGCAGCACACATTGCCGAACTGGAAGCTCCTTACAAAGAGAAGGAAGCCGCATTGGTGATCTCGTAAGGTTATTACACCCATAAGTATCGCCTCTTTATAAATGGAACAGACTCCCCCTATAAAGAAGCCGAAGAAAGAACGCAAGAAAAAAGTGAAGCAAGATACAAGCGGGTTCTTTGTTACGAAGGGACCTATTGTGGTTCGCTTTGATTAGGCTT